TCAAAGGCATCAATCAAAGTCTGATAACCTTTGGCCTTGTATGGCTCATAGTCAAAATCTACCACTGGTTCGCCCGGTTTGGCATCTTTCGCGTAAACCGGAACACCAAAAGACTTAAACTCTTGAGTCTGACCCTTAACGCCTTTACCGCGTCGGGCAACCAAACAATCATGTAGGGTAATTTCAAAGTTTTCCATTGTGATTCTCTTTTCTATTGACTAAATGTCCAATAGGCTTTAGAGAATCCACAATCCCTATGCTTACCGTTTATTTATTCCTATGGATTTACACCATAAGAGCGACAAGATGTATTAGTTTCGTTTGCCCCTACTCCACAGGACAAATCGTTACCGAGCCTTTTACTCGGATAGATACGGGTCGAATTACCGTAGACAGTGGTCGGATTATTAGTCCGGTTGTCTAATCGTTTACCGTATCGGTCGCTTTTTCTCTTCGGTCAGCGATTCGTTACCGCCAACCAACAAAACCATTCTAGCACGCTTTTTCGTCTCTGTCAACCACTGCTTTTGTTGTTACTGAGCGGAGTGCTTACCGTTTCCGGCCCGCTCAGTATTGGACGGCCATTGAAGGGTAGGCCCAACCAACAAAAGCATCTTACCATTTCCCGAATCGCTTTGCAAGGCCTTTGCGTTTCCGCGGTCGCCTTCCAACGAAAACAAGTATACATCAGGTCCAATGCATAAAAACATGAATAATCGTTCATTTGTGTATAAAGGTATAATAGGGCAAATGACCTAACACTTTACTGGGCGGCCGACGCCAGTTTCTTTTAGGGTATTCAACCTAATTCAATTATTTGGATTTGGTTGTTTAACCTAATTAGGTCAATCCCCCAAACAAACGAACAGCTACCCCCATACCCCAAAACTGAAATGGTTCCATCTGCGCCCCACAAGGGAAAGGTACATACTGATTGTTACTCTAAAGATTAATGGGTCCCATATAACTAAAAATATAAAATTCAAAAAGTATGGACCTTGAAGTGCAGGAAAAAGATTGTTATTAAATCTTAAAAATTCTAAATTTATGGACAAATCAAGTTGTGGACAGTTTAGGGACAGTGACTTAGACCAATAAAAACGGCCTTGTTTTGATAGACGAAGTGTGCTACCCTATAGAAGTTGCTGGGAATAATTTTATGTATATCTCAGAAGAAGAACTAAAAGAGCGATTAGAAAAGACAGACGTTTTCTTTCGTAAGCGAGAAAGAGTAGTAAGGAAATCAGTAAAAACTGGTGAGGGAGAGTCTCGTCTAAGCCATGAAGATAGAAAGATTATTGGTATATTAGAAGATACAGATACTCAAAAGAATATTGCAGAGTTATTAGGCGTTTCTCAGATGACAGTTTCTAATGCATCTAGAGGATTAACTTCTCCTACTATTGGCCTAGATAAAGAATTAAGAGATGAAGTAGCAGAAGGCCGGGCGGCAATAGCAGAATCAAAAATAAAAACGGAGAAGCAAATCCAAGAACAGCTAGTAAGTAATTTAGCTTCTGCTCTTGGTCACGTAGCAAATAATCTTCATAATACTGATGCAGTAGAAGCTTCCAAAGTTGCCTCAGATATGTCTAAGATATTAGAACGTATTAGTGGCGATAAAGAACATAAAGGAAACAAAACTGCCATCATCATTAATGTTCCTTCTATGCGAGAAGAGAAACATTATCAAACAATCTCTGTGTAAGTAGTTAACCATTAACCTCCAGATAGGGGACACAAACCATGAAGCGATTCGTTGCTCTCTCCGTTCTATTACTCTCATTAGTTGCTGTCAAAACTGAAGCAGCTATTATCGTCGTCTTTGGTCAGAACACTGGCCTTAATCTTTTTACCGGTAATGAAACGGGTGGAGTGACGACTCTTGATGCTAATGCAATTCCGGTTATCATCACGACGTTAGACGAGAACCCTGTTGCTATTAACGCCTTCTTTAGTTTGGATGCAGTCTCTACTGCTGGCGTTACTAACATTGGCGGTAATGTTTATACTCAGCCTTACAACGGTTCTTTTAGTATTACAGCTACTGCTGTTGGTGGTTTCAATTATCTAAGCGGTGTCTTTAACGGTATTGACTTAGGTATTGATGGTGGAACCACAATGGTGTTTGGTTCTACTGACCCGCCGCTTCTTTTGAACTTTACTTCAGATGTTCTTGGTATGCCGTTAACTGACCCGTCAGCAATGGCATTAGCTTTAACCAATATCATTCCTGGAGTTACAATCTCAAACAATTCGTTTGGTGACTTTACTTCTTCTGTTGCTGGTAATTTCTCAGCAGAGGATGCTTCAGTTGTTCCCGAGCCTGCTTCTCTGTTACTAATGGGAACTGGCTTATCATTCTTAGCTGCTCGTCGAAGAAAGAAGTTAGCTAAGAAGGTTTAGTTCTTTTAGAAGAAAAGACTCCCCAGCATTAACCAAAGGAAAAGAAAACAATGCCGCGATTAGCTTTAATTCAGTTCTTGGACGGTGCAGACGGCCCAAGTATTGATAACACATTACCCGGTTACATTGGTGGACGACCGGATAATTCATTACCGGGTGGTAGACCTGTTCGTCCTGATAATGGTTTACCTGTTGGACCTCCGGGAAGTATTGGTACTTTACCTGTATTTCCTTTTGACCCGACTGTTGGACCGGATAATGAATTACCTGGTCCTCAGCCGACTCCGACTCCTCCGATTCAGGTTCATCCTGGATTAAAGTTAGTTGTTAAGTGGGTAGCTTGTTTGGGATTCATTGCAGTCCCGGACAATTCATTACCTGATTCAGCACAACCAAAGTAATTAGTCTGCGTTAGTGGGATGGGTATTAGCTGGGACTAGTATCCATCCCACACTCTTATTGAAGGGACACAATGAGAAAACTTATTCCGGCTTTAGCCTTATTGCTATTCTCCCTCTCTTGCGATAGAGATGAAATTACTATCAATAATCCTATTGTTCCTGACAATACAGCAGGAAAGAACACAATTGAGTTTCGAGTAAGCGGTAATCCTGTCTTAGCAAGAATAAGACATTCTACTCCAGTAGACGGATTAACCTTTGTTAACACAGCTTTACCCTATGTAATTGGGATGAGCACAACTCAGACTAATATGTTCTTATCATTAGAAGCAACACCAACGCAATATCCTTTCTCAGTAACGATACCTTATATGCAAGTCCAGATTTTTGTAAACGGTAATCTATTCAGAGAGGCATCATCGTCCGACTTCTCCCTGAATACAATTTCTGTTTCAGGAACCTGGAGAAAATAACAATGGCTGAAGCTACACAGAAACCAGCAGAGAAAGTAACAACTGCACCAAGAGCAGTTCAGAAGCCTCCGGTTAAGATTGAATCCCGTTCAATCACTAAGACTTTACCGGAAGGAATGATGGATGCTGCTGATGTTGAACCGGGTTATGGTCCAACTCAAGGTTCACCAAGAGAAGGTGCTCCTAATCAGTTAGCAAATCCTAACGACCCATTCTCTCCAATCACAGTTCCAATGAATCCTTCTAATCCTGCTAACATGCCGGCTATGCAATCTGATAAGCCTGCAAGTGAACAGAGGATTTATGAAGAACTGACCAATCCTCCTGTTGCTTTAGCTACTGAAGCATCAAAGGCTAGGGATGCTGAACGTAAAGACCTCCACACTAAGATTGACGTAATCCTTAAGAAGTATAATGGTAGGGAATCAGACGTTCCTGCCAACTCAGAGTACTGGGGATTAATCAATCAGCTTCGCGCTCTCAACAACTCCTAAAGGTAAACGAACATGGTCACTAAGTTAATTGACAACAATTCTAACATCACTCTAAGAGCAATTAACACTGACCATGCTACTGGTTTACCTGGGCAGGATGTTGGAATAGGTCAAGCACCTGAAGATTCTGGAGACAGGATTTGGGTGCTTGACGCTATTCAATATTCCTTTAGACAAATTGAAGGCGCAGTATCCTTAGCTAAACCAATTCTAAGTACTCTTACTGTTAGAGTAGGAGATAAGATTAAGTGGGAAGCAGACATTCCAGATTTCACTGGAGTTCTGAATCTTTACATTCCTTCTCAGACAGATAAAGAAATTAATGTGTTATTAAAAGGAACTGACGGCTATATTGCTAAGCTGAATTGTCAATGGCATTTAGAACCGGCTCAGTAAATGCTTCCGACAGTTCAAGTTCAATCAGTAGTTGAGAAAGAGTTCTCTCCTACTAAGAAACAAAGTGATTTCCTTTCAATACCTTGGAGTGTCAAGGAAGCATTATATGGTGGAGCGGCAGGCGCAGGTAAAACTGAAGTTGTTGTATGGATGCCCCTTATCTACCAATTCCATGAACATCCTTTATACAAGGGAATTATATTACGAAGAAATCTTAAGCAACTCGAAACAGAACTTATCTCACGTTCAAAAGAAATCTATCCGTCACTAGGTGGCGTTTTTAACGAGACTAAAAAGAAATGGACATTCCCAAGTGGAGCAGTCCAATATTTTGGCGGAGCAGATAAAGAAGATGATATTAGGAAGTTCGATTCCGACCAGTATAATCTTATATCATATGACGAGGCAACGCACTTCACAGAGTTCCAATATTCGTATCTTGTTATGTCCCGGTTACGTTCTAGATGTGCAGATTTACCAGCAATTGCCCGAAGCGGAACAAATCCTGGAAACGTAGGTCATTCATATTTCAAGAATAGATTTGTTAAGCCAGATAAGAACGGTTACAAGTTATTAGTTGATAGTAAGACTGGATTAAAACGAATCTTTATTCCAGCTAGAATACAAGACAATCCAACTCTATTAGCAAACAATCCAGAATACATTGCTCAGCTTTTATCTTTATCAGAAGCAGAGAAGAAGGCAAAGCTGTATGGAGATTGGGACACCTACGAAGGACAAGTCTTTAAAGAGTTTAGACTTGAACCACTCAATGACGAACCAGACAATGCAAGACACGTCATCGAACCGTTTTCTATACCTAGCTGGTGGCCGAGATTTATCGGAATTGATTGGGGATACCAAGCATACACAGTCATCTATTGGGCCGCTCTTGCTCCCACCGGCCGTTTATTCATATACAGGGAATACGCGTTTAAGGAAAAGAAAATCATTGACTATCTTACAGACCTTATTAATCTTACTGGGCCTGAAGAAAGAGAGATGCTCAACAAGGTTTTGATTTGTCATTCAGCAGACCAGAATCGTGGAGAACCTTCTACTATATACGAACAGTTAACAAAAGCTTTACGTCATGCTAACTTTAAGTGTCAGATTAATCTTGGTGAGAAAAATCGTATTAACGGTAAGTTAAACTTACATGAGTTCTTACGATGGTCAAAGAAAGAATCTCCAGCTAGAATATATGGGGGAGAGTTCGATAAAGAATACGCTGATAAAATATTCCGTCTATACGGTCAAGTTGCATACGTGGATTATGTTAAGATGTTTGAAGCCGAGAAAGAAGAAACTAATCTCCCGAAGCTTCAAATATTTAACACTTGTCCGATGCTTGTAGAAACAATTCCAGCTTGTGTATATGAAGAAACACCTGAAGATGGTAAGAAGAAGGAAGATGTTAAAGAGTTTGAAGGTGATGACCCTTACGATTGTATACGAATCTTATTAAGTGGAATCAAAGAATATCAGGTCCAGAATGCTAAAGAGTTTGAACATGCTCACAAAGCTAATGAAGCAGTTGTCCAATTGGCTAATGGCGACCAAACAGCGTTTTATCGAAAGATGGAATACTTGGAGAGTAAAAAGGGTGACGCCAGCAAAGGATACACTTTCCGTCGTAGAGGCTTTAGAGGCCGTCATTAGAAGTAAAGATGAGTTCATAGTATATTTACAAGATGAAGTCAATGAACTTAAAGCAAGATTATATGCACCGCAACCCGAGCGGATTAAGAAAGAAGTTGAGTTTAAGTCAAATAGAGGCTATAAACCGCTCCATATTAGAATACGAGAGAATGTTATGGCTGCGAAAGCTAAAACGACTCCTCTTGCAATTGATGAAAAAGAAGAACAGTACGAAAAATTAGTGGTTGAATAATGCCAACTCCCACTCCAGACGAACAAATTCTTAATCAAGAAGAGCAAGAAGCTCCAGACCAGCTAACTGCTGTTCCTGAAGAGTGGAAATCTTTTCTCTCTTCTCTTCTCCAATCTTGTGAGAGAGAAGATGAAGCAGTTCACTATGCTTGGATTCGTAAAGCTAAAAGATTAGAACTCTACTTCAATAATATTGTTACTCTATTCTGGGATAACGTAACGAATGACTGGGCTATACCGAATTGGGACGATAAAGAAGCTGAGGGTATCCCGCCTAGAATTATTAATATCTACAGACCGCATGGAGAGTCCATCATCGCTGCATTATCTGTTGGCGTTCCGTCTGTCCTTTTCTTTCCAACAGACGCTGATAATGCTGATGATATTGATAAGGCAGAGAACTTTAGTGCGCTTGCTAAGATTGTCCAGAAACACAATAAAGCCAAGCTTCTCTACATTAAGATACTAAGCATCTTCTTTAATCAGGGCACACCTTTCGTTTACTCATACGCGAAGAAAGATAAGAAGTTTGGATTTTATTCAGTAGAAGAAACTTCATTAGAGTCCCAGACTTCTTATCTCCACGAATGTCCTACCTGTGGTAATTCTTTTGGTGAAGGAGGAATGGAACCTGTTTCTATTCTTTGTCCTTCTTGTCAAAACCAAATTACTACCGAAGTAACGCCACAAACAATTCAGGTTCCTGTCCAAATTCAGGTGAATAAGGAAAAGGGACGTATTATTATCGAGCCGTTTGGGGTATTAAATGTAAAAGTACCTTATACTGCTAAGACTCCAGAGCATTGTGGTTTCCTTATCCTTAAGTTTGACCAGTCTATTGCTTCTCTCCGCTCTATTTTTTGTGTCCCAGGTCCAAATGGAGAGAAGCCGCTCGCTGAAGCTATTGAAAATTCTGTTGCTGATAATAATATTGACTCTCTCCTTCGTTACCCTTCAGTATTTCTTAACAATCAGCCACAGAATACAGCAGTAGTTAAGTGTGTTTGGTATAGACCGTGGCAATTTGAGCTATTAGTAGGTAAAGGTGAATCTACTAATAGAGAAATTGTCGATGCCATGAAGAAAAAGTACCCAGCCGGGTGCTATGTCATCTATATTAACAATGAAGCTGTTGAAATCAACGGCGAAGATATGGATGAGCACTGGACTATTGGATTAGACCCACGTTCAGCTTCAATTCATGGAGAACCTTTAGGAACTAACTTAGCAATGATACAAGATATCACAGCTGAGTTAGATGAATTAGAGTTACAAACAGTTGAACATGGTATTTCTGAGTTATTCATAGCCTCAGATGCAATAGATTTCAATAGATACGGTAATGCTCAAGCAAAACCTGGCAATGTTACACAAGCTTTCAAAGAACCTGGTAAAGCTATCGGAGAAAATTTCTTCGAGACAAGAACTGCACAATTAGCTCCA